GAACCTGACTTTTATAAAGATGGGAATGGAAATATTGTTATGACCGAATCATTCCATATAAAACGAGGAAAATGCTGTGGTTCCCAATGCCGCCACTGTCCCTACGAGCCACTTTACCAAAAAGGTAGTTCAAACCTAAAAGAATCACTGAGAAATCGGTGATTTTTTTTTTGAACATATATTTATAATAAAAAATAAACACTATGAATAGAATGATTATATCAGAAGAAGAAAAATCAAGAATACTTGAAATGCACAAAAATGCAATATCAAAACAATATTTGATTGAGGAAGTAATTACCCAACCTGAAACAATTGGTGGTGGCGGTACTGCTCAAGAAAAACTAAGAAATTTTACAACTACACAGACAGTGACAACAATTCCATCGCTCAACCAAAAAGTAATTACAACTTCAGTTATAATTAAAGATGTTAATACTAAGTCACTTCAATTAGATGCTAATTTTGACACTCAAACAGGTTTAAGAGCAAGATACATTGTCCAATGTCAACCAAATAAAAAAGGTGGATTTTCTTTAGCGGCTAACACACCAGATAAATTAAACCCAACAAGTTATGTGGATTTAAAAACAAACAAAGAAGATACTACATCATCATATGGTGGTATGATAGAACCAAAAAAAGGTGAACTATTTACCTATCTTAATAACGCTTGTAATACAGCATTTTCAACACAACCACAAACAACATAAAAATAATTAAATAAAATAACCAACCCTCCCCAAAATAAAACAAAGGAGGGTTTTTTATTTATATAAAATAACCAACCCTTATATTTATTTGATATGGCAAATGGGGTTACATATGGAATAAATTTTCCTTTTAGAGAATCTTTTACTGGTAGATATTTAGATCTTTCAGATACTAGTGACGAGGAAATAAGAACAGACCTTGTTCACCTTTTACTAACAAGAAAGGGAACTAGATATTTTCTTCCAGATTTTGGAACAAGACTATATGAATATATTTTTGAACCTTTAGATGGTCCAACATTTTCTGATATTGAATCTGAAATAAGAGATAGTGTTGAAAAATATATTCCCGGAATACAAATTACAAATATTAGTATTACAGACGCTTCAGATGGTGAAGAAGATAAAGGTACATTTATTAACAGTCAGGGACAGAGAGAATTCACAGTTCAAGGCATTGCCGAAAAAGAACACACCGCAAAAATAAAAATTGATTATAGATCAACAAATCAGGCTTTTGAAAGTAGTGATTTTGTAATTATTAATATTTAATGATATATGGCAGAAAAGAAAATATCATACACAGCAAGGGATTTTCAATCAATAAGAACTGAGTTAATAAATTTTACCAGAACTTATTATCCGGATTTAATCCAAAATTTTAATGACGCTGGTGTTTTTTCCGTATTAATGGACTTAAATGCTGCAGTCAATGACAACCTACAATTTCAAATTGATAGGAGTATTCAAGAAACTGTATTACAGTTTGCACAACAAAAATCATCAGTTTATAATATCGCAAGAACATACGGTTTAAAAGTTCCAGGACAAAGACCTTCAGTTGCTTTAGTTGACTTTTCAATCACAGTTCCAGCTTTTGGCGACAAAGAAGATTTAAGATATTGTGGAATTTTAAGAAGAGGATCACAAGTATCAGGAGCCGGACAACCTTTTGAAACTGTTTATGATATTGATTTTGCATCACCAATTAATGCCGAAGGATCGCCAAATAGATTAAAGATTCCAAATTTTGATGCAAACGGAAGAATATTAAATTATACAATCACAAAAAGAGAGGTAGTTGTTAATGGAACAACAAAAGTTTTTAAAAGAGTTATAACACCAAATGATGTAAAACCTTATTTTGAATTATTTTTACCAGAAAAAAATGTTCTTGGAATAACAAGTGTTTTATTAAAAGACGGAACACAATATAATACCATACCAGAACCACAAGAATTTTTGGGTCTTGATAATAGATGGTATGAAGTTAAAGCATTAGCTGAAGATAGGGTTTTTATTGAGGACCCAACAAAAGTATCAGATCAACCAGGAATTAAGGTTGGAAAATATATTGTAACAAATACGAAATTTGTAACTGAATACACACCAGAAGGTTATTTAAAAATGACATTTGGTGGTGGTAATATATCTGCCGAAGAACAGTTAAGAGAATTTGCTAGAACCGGAAACGCTTTTGATTTAAACAAATATTCAAACAACCTAGCTTTAGGAGCTGCACTTAAATCAAACTCTACACTTTTTATTCAATATAGAATTGGTGGAGGGCAAGCAACAAATCTTGGGTCAAACGTAATAACACAAATTGGAACCGTATCATTTTTTGTAAATGGTCCATCTGAAAGTGTAAATAGATCGGTTGTTAACACTTTAAGATGTAATAATGTTACAGCCGCAATCGGTGGGGCAAATGCTCCAACAACAGAAGACGTTAGACAAATGGTTTCATTTAACTTTTCAGCACAGAATAGGGCAGTTACAATAAATGATTATGAGTCAATTATAAGAACAATGCCATCACAATTTGGTGCACCGGCAAAAGTATCTATCACAGAAGAAAATAATAAGATAAAAATTAAAATGTTATCTTATGACGCAAGTGGCACATTAACCGATACAATATCATCAACACTTAAAAATAATGTTGCAAACTACCTTTCAAATTATAGAATGATAAATGATTACATTTCAATTGAAAGTGCAAATCCAATTGACTTAGCAGTTGATGTTGACGTTGTTTTAGACGCCTCACAAAATTCCGGAGCAATTGTATCTAAAATTATTGATATTGTTAATAATTACTTTAGTCCAACTACAAGACAACTAGGTCAAAATGTTAATGTATCTGAATTAAGAAGATTAATTCAAAATGAAAACGGCGTTATCAGTATTTCTGATATGAGATTTTTTAATAGAGTTGGAGGACAATATTCGTCAAATCAAACGTCTCAAAAATATTCAGATCCAAATACAAAACAAATTGATTTAATTGCCGATACAATATTTGCTGAACCAACACAAATCTATCAAGTTAGATACCCAAACAAGGATATTAACGTTAGAGTTATCAATTTAAAAACGGTTACTTTTACCTAATAATTTATTTATTCAAAATAAAGATTATTTTTTGAAAATAGGAAATAAACTATTTATCAAAAAAGTTAATTTTAATGCCCAAATCATATAGAATACGAACACAAGTAGGACAAGACAAGTTCATAAATGTCAAACTTGAACAAGACTTTGAACAACTTGAAATCTTATCACTTAAGATAAATCAAAGTGAAATCTACACAAGAGTTTGTGCTGATTATGGTGTTATTATAGGTAGAGTTGTTGTAAATGGTGGATTTGGTGTACCAAACGCAAAAGTTTCAATATTCATTCCTTTATCAAGTGAAGATGAAACAAATCCAATAATATCTGAATTATACCCATATAAAACATTATCTGATGTTAATGAAGAAGGATACAGGTATAATTTATTACCACAAGACCCATCTTACACAAATCATTCGGCAACTGGAACATTTCCAAATAGAGACCAGGTTTTATTAGAACAATCATATATTGAGGTATATGACAAGTATTACAAATACACTGTAAAGACAAATGAAAGTGGTGATTATATGATATTCGGAGCACCTACTGGAACACAAACTTTGGTAATGGATGTTGATCTATCAGACATTGGTTGTTTTTCATTATCACCGCAAGACTTAATACAAGCAGGCATTGCAACACCATCACAAGTTGATGGAAATAAGTTTAAAACCTCAACAAACCTTAATGAATTACCGCAAATAAAAACATTAAATAAAACAATTGAAATCTCTCCTTTATGGGGTGAAGATGACATTTGTCAAATTGGTATTATAAGAGCCGATTTTGATTTAACACAAGACGCTGGAATTAAAATAGAACCAAATGCTGTTTTTATGGGGTCTGTTGTGTCGACAACAAATGAGGATTCGGTAAAAAGAAATTGTAAACCAAAAAATGACACAGGAAATATGTGTGATTTAGTTGCAGGACCCGGACAAATTTTAGCTATTAGACAAACAATATTTGCCGACAACAATGGAGATCCAATTTTAGAGGAGTTTAAATTAGAGGAGGATGGTAAA